CATCGCGGCATCCTGGCAATCGCTATGAGGCTTATGTGGAGTGGATCATTCGCTCTCCCGAGTTTCAGCAGGAATTTGATATTGGCGTCGTTCGCGCCATCCGGGGTGAGTGGCCCAGCGGCCCTGATATGTTCAAGTATGTGTTGCGGTGCAAGATCGACGTGTCGCAAGCCACTGGCACGACTTTCTTGGGTGCTCCCAAGGGCTGGCTGGCGAGAATGACTAGTGATGAGTTTCACAGGCATTGGGGTGGCCCGAAGTCCATGCTACGACACTCCGATTTGGTCAACATTGCCCATTCGGAGTATTACTACGATGGTGACCCGCCAGCGCGTGCTGTTCCAGCTGCGGCCACCAGCGATGATGAGGACGGTGGGCATAACACCCCTTCCGAGCCCGAGTCAGTCCCCATGGAACCTGAGCCAGACCCTGAGGCCAAGGCTGAGCGCGACTCTGAGGAAAGCGAGCGCGTTGGTTATTTCGAGCTTGATGATTGGCCGCCTGAGTACACTCGCGAGCAGTGGTCTGATATCGTGGCCCTGCAGCAACTTCTTGACGACTCGCTCCACCCAATTTGGGGCATTCATCGCCCGCGTGGTGTGAGGCTGTTCCTTGAGCGTGGGCGCGAGCTCATGCGTGAATCGTGGGATGCGTTGGTGGCTAAGTTGTATGGCTGGGTGGAGTCCGTGTCTAGCATCGAGCTTTCAGTCAAGAAGCTCGTTGCTATGGCGATTCCGGTTGCTTTGTTTGCCAACTTCATGTCCGGGCGGGCTACCCGGGACGATGATGACACTGAGAGTGACGATGAATCCGGTGATGAGGATGGGGGTGAGGTGTAGTCGCGTGAGAAGACCCACAAGGGTCGCAAGAAGCGCCGTGCGCGCGCTGGTGGCAAGACTAAGCGCATGGGCATAGCCACCGCGGGCAACCAACTCAGGCCCGTGGTGTTTCGAAAGCGACGTGGAGTCATCCAGAGTGGGGTGTACGAGGACAAATCTGATGGATATATGGCAGCCATTGCTCGTCGCATCTCTCGGATTGGCCGGGCGCAAGTTCACCTCAGTCACAAGGTTGGAGCGGCCACTTCGCGCCTGTATGGTCTGGCCGTTGGAGGGCGCGTGCTCATGGCTCCAGCCCACTTCTTCGTGACCGGCCCTGGGCTCGAGCTTCTTCCTGCTGGCACTCCTATCACCATGGAGGGCAGCACCTACGCTAGGCGGACCTTTGCTTTTGATCATGGTTGTTTGCTCTTGGGCGTCACGCTCGAGACGCTTTTGGTCGAGAATCCAGAGCGTCGCGCCGAGCTCAGCCATCGGGTTCCAGACACTGGCGGTGTTCGCGAAGACATCGCCTTCTACCTGTTGCCCAAGGAGGTGCCCCTCGCCCCGAGCGTCCTGGATTGCTTTGCTCGCGCGCACGAGTTCGAGCCGGAGGAGTTTGAGGAGTACAATTACACGTGTTTGACTCGACCGGTGCGACATGGTGGTGACGCCACACATGAGCATGACACCATCGGATCGCCCGAGTTGATGCGCCGTTTCATGCTCTATGGCTCTGGTGGACCGGCCCACCAGTTCTATATACCGCAGTTCCTGGCTTACCAAGAGCTTCAGCGCAAAGGGGATTGTGGGTCGCTCATCGTGTCGGTCAATGCTGCTGGTTTGCCCAAAATTTTCGGGATGCACGTCGCCCAACGGACTTTGGGTGATGTACCTCACGGCATAGCAACCACTCTGTCGTTTGAGAGTGTGGGTATTTACCGCGAGGAGTTGCTCGACTTGGTCCCTGCCGACATCCAAGGAGCTGAGGACGTCGATCTGCCTGACTTGCGTTTCATGGACTTTGGCAGACCGATTGAGCCACCCCTTGGCGAGTTCAAGATGGGGAATGGCTATGAGCTTGTTGGCACTGTTGTTGATGGCTTGCACGGTTCCTGCGAGCGTGAGACCACTCTTTGCCCTTCCGCCATTTACGACGCGCCTTTTTTGGCTGGGGTTACTAAAGCACCGGCTCATTTGGGCGTTTCGAGCTCATGCGAGTTTACTGGTTATGAGTTGGTTGTGCGCCAGCTGGGGCAGGAACCAGCGCCCGTCCAGCAAGAGTTTGACCCCGTCATATTGCGTGAGTGTATCTTGGACATGTCGGATGAGGATGCCATGCGTTTTGATTTTGGCCCCATTGACCCTAGGGTCCTGACGCAGAAGGAGGCCATCAACGGGATACCTGAGTGGGGCACGTTCCGTGGCCTTCCATTGAGCACGTCGGCCGGTTTCCCGCACATGTTTGAGGAGGAACACCGGGGGCGCGGTAAGCGTGGTTTGGTTACTGGGCCCCCTGGTGAGATGGACATGACTCCTGAGTTTGAGGAGGAGTGTGATGAGCTTGAGCGGTTGTTGGTTGCCGGGCTTGTGCCGCCTGTCAACTTTGTGGCCGTCTTGAAGGATGAATTGCGGTCACAGCGTAAGCTCGAGAAATTTCTGTCACGCGTTATCACGGTCGGGC